AATAGGATAGCGCGAAGAGGCCATTTATTTTCAGGCAGGGGCAGGAAGGCGAAAAAAAATATTTCGAAAAAGTAAGATTCTCTATTGCGTTCAAAGCATAGCTTTAGTATACTGGTTTTGTCAGTGAGGGATGGGCTCTCACGACGAACAACACCACAGGAGATACCACGATGACCTACGCTACCCCCCTGACCTTCGAGCAGATCCGCACGCTCTCCGAGTTTATGCGCGCGACCGACGATACCGAGGTTGCGATGACCGTACCGCCCGAGTTCGTTACCGCCCTCCGCGCGGCCGTCGAGGTCGCAATGGAGGACTACGATAACCGCGTCCTCGCCGATCGCTACGCCGAGGAGCTGGCCGCCGAGTAATCAACACAACCAGGCCGGGGGCTTCGGCCCCCTGCCGCACCACCACAAAGGAGACACGACATGGAATTCACCATCGAGCAGATTGAAGAGATGATTTGCGGGGAGCGCGTTGAGAACAGCCACACCATCGCCCCTTACGGCAATTTCACCGACGGCCTTGAGCTGGAGGAGTACTGCGTGACCCAGCGCGGCGTCACACGCTGGGTCCAGGTTGCACGCGACCCCCGGATCGGCGGGGATATCGTCGAGTTCCACGTCTCCGACGAAGAGCGCGACTCCTGGATCGTCGGATAGCACACCACCGGGGGCTCCGGCCCCCGCAACAACACCAAGGAGACACGACATGATCAGGATTTTTCGCACCAAGCACGACCTCGTCCAGCACGTGGAAGAGGTGCTCAACAACCGCACCTTCGACGTCAGCCACGACGACCTCCGCGACGCGCTGGTCAACGTGATCTACTGGCTCAACACGCCGCTCTGGGGCGAGGACTGGAGTGACTTCCTCGCTGGCCTCGACTGGGACGCACTCATCGCCGAGGCCGAGGGCGACATCGCCTGGGAACGCAAAAAGCAGCGACGTTTTAACCGCGAAATGACCGCCGCTGACAAAGACTGAGGAGGGCAACGATGACCGCACACATCGACATCACGATTGAGGGCACCCGCTACCCTGACCTGGAGATTCAGTTCTGGCCCGTGGTCGAGGTCGAGGTTTTCGGGGCTGACGCGCGCGAGTATGATGGCGGCTTCGGTCGCCATCGCACCCTGCACACGACCGACGACCACTACACCCATTACGCGACCTCGCTCTTGCCGAATGGCGAGGCCGCTCTGCTTGCCGGCGTCGAGCACATCCCGACCGGCGAAATCACCTGGAGGTCACTATGAAGACAGCATCTATCACTTGCCTTGTGGCCGCAGCCTGCATTTTTCTGCTGGTTCTGTACGTCGGCTCCTACCCGGCTTGTTCGCCAGTGGAGCAGCCCCAGCACAACTGGGTGACGGCCGAAAAGTACGCCGCGCTCGAACCTGGGATGCGCTACTACCACGTCGTGCAAACGATGGGCAGTCCGGGCCGGGAGATGGGGCGCAACAAGATTGGCGACATTGAGACGATCGCCTACGCTTGGGTCAACCCGGACGGCTCGAATGTCTACGTGATCATGCAAAACAACGAGCTGACCTCAAAATCGCAGTACGGATTGCCAAGCGGGAGGGTACGATGACAGACGAGCAGATCATCGAGTTTGCGCGGAAGTACACGGTCGACCAGCTCGGCGCTTTCGACTATGTCGCTTCAATCGTCAACGTCGGCACCGCGATGCACCACGTCTGCAAGCGGCTGGTCGAGCTGCACGACGCCGACCAGGCACGCCGGGAGCGGCTGCGATCCATCGGGCGCAAGGGCGGGCAAGCCAACAAGGGCGTCCCACGGGTCACACCGCGGCGTCAATTCAAAAGGGCTTGACAGCGTGATTGCCCGGGTCTACCCTGGTGTCAATCATGTGTGTGTTGTTCTCCGGGAGGGGAGTCGTCGCCCGCGATTTCCCCTCCCGTAAAAAGAGAGCGTAGCGGACCGCCATCCACTACGCTCTCTTTTTTTACCGCACCATCTTCCCCTGCGTGTACTGGATCCTCGGTGTGCGCGCCCAGTTGGCAATCGCCAGCGCGTCGCCCCGGTCCGGGGAGCGTCCGATCCGCTTCTTGATCTCGTCCTTCGCTTCCAGCTTGATTCGGCCGCGCGAGTCGTAGCTGAACTTGACGTTGGTCAGGTCGGCCGCCAGCTTGCGATCGTCCGGCAAGCTCAGGTCGCCCGCTTGCAGAGCCTCGCGCAACCCCCACCACATCTCAGCCCGGGCATTGACGAACTTGCGATCCTCGCGCGCCGCTGACCCCGCCAGGCAAGGCACCACCGGTTTGCCCAGCTCTCGCAAGCGATCCGTCACGCCACCACCCAAGCCGCTGTCATCCACCCCGATCGGGCATTCCTTGAGCGCGCCATCTGCCATCGCCACCAAGCTGCCCGCCGTCGCCATCAGGTCTTGCCCGTGGCGGATGGTCGGCGCGCTGACATTCCCTGCCTCGTCGATCGTGAAGATCACGGTCTCGTCCTGACCGAAGCGGGCCACGTCGCACCCGATCACCGCCGCGTCGCCCGGCTCCTTCCATCGCGCCGTTGCCTCCTCGACCAGCCGCAGCGGGATCAGCGTGTCATCGCCCTCCTCGGGCCAGACACCCCGCACGCGCGCCCGGTAGAGCGATGTCTCCCGGCCCCCGTACTCAATCAGCTTTTCGTCGACCCATTCCTTCGTTACCGCGCCGGGCACGACGATCGAGCCGCTCGTGACGTTGGGATGCTCCTCGCAGTTGAGGCGGATCACCCGCCACATCCCCGAGTCGTCCTTGCGCTTGAATTCGCTGGTCGGGTCGGTGGGGTTGCCGATAGCGAGGAAGCGATCGTGAGGGCCGACTGCCAGCCCCTCAGCCGCCTCCCAGATGCCAGTGGCTACGCCCGTGGCCTCATCGAAGACCACCATCACGCGCGGGGCGTGCGTGCCCTGGAAGCGGGTCGGGTCGTTCGTCGACAAACCGACGGCATACCATTCGTCCGACAGGCTCAGCGAGGTCAGGTTCGGTGATCCGCCCAGAGGCAGGCGCGCCTTCTGATGCGCAGCCCGAAGCTCCCGCCAGAGCAGGTTCTCAACCTGGTGCCAAGTCGGAGCCGTGGTCACAACCTTCGACCCCGGATTGCTGTACAGGAACCAGAGCGCCAGCCGGGCAGCGAGCCACGTCTTGCCCACGCCATTCCCTGCCGTAACGCACGTCCGCCGATTGGCCTTGACGGACTCCACAACCTCGCGCTGCTGGTCGGTCAGATAGGGCACGCCCAGCACCTCGATCAGGAACCAGGCCGGGTCAAGTTGTGATTTTTCGAGGACGGCCTTTGCCGTGTCGGCGGTCATTTGCCCGTTGCCAGCTTGGCCAGATCCGCAAACGTCAGCGCCGCCCCGGCCGTTGTATGGTCAAGCCGCTCGATCAGTAGGCCGTGGTGCTTGGCCAGCATTGCCAGTGCCGTCAGCTTGTTTTTGACCACGCGGGGATCAGTGAACTCCTCGACCGGCATTTTCGCGATCTTGGTCAGCTCCGCCAGCACCTCGGTCGAGGTCATCGACATCTGACCCAGGTGTTCCGCGATCTTGGTTTTGATGGCAGGATTGGAAAGCAGTCGCTGCACCGTGTAGTACAGCACGTCGGAATTGCCCTTGAAGCCAGCCATCCTGGCTGCCTCAATCCCGTTCATCCGAGCCTCGGTGACGTAGAAGTAGGCAAATTGCCGCTGCTGGTCGGTAAGCCCGTCTGCATCCCGCTTCTCTAGCTTATTCGACTTTGTTGTTGCCATAGTGTCCTATCTTTTTGCGGGTCACGTGACCCTTGGTGTACCCCTTTCCGTTGAGATGTTAATCACGCGATTCGTTGTCCGCCAAATTCCTGCTGGATGATCTCTTCGATCGACTTTGGTCCGTCAGCGCTGGCAAAGGTCGGGAAGCTGCCCTGACCCGCGATCGAGCGCCGAGTGCCAAGCTGCACAAACGACGGCCCCCAAGTTGGTGATTCTTGTTTGCCAACCACGTCGCGGAGGCGCAGCTCTCCAGACCGAAGCGCATCCATCGTCGACCGGTTGCGGATGATCGAAGCCTGGACATCGTCCGGCTGCTGCGCGAACCATTGCTCGCCCGTTTGGTCGAATGGGGGTGGCGCACCTTTGACAGCCGGGACGGAGGTACACCGGCATCGGACGTGTGAATACTGACGCTCGCTGGAGGGGAAGAACTGGCCGTGCAAGGCAATGCACGCGCCACACGTCCGGCGGCTCAGGCTCGCCGTCCAGTACCACCCCGTGATCAGATGCTGATTGGTTTGGTACGTCTGATGCGTGCCTTCCCGGTATGCCCGGAGCGTCTCGGTGCGTGCGATGGTCAGTGCGCGGTTGAGGTTGCCGCCGAGCGCCTCGCGCATCTGTGATCCGATCTTGCGGGCGTTGTAGCCCAGCGTCACGCCTTCGATCAGCGTATCCCGCAGCCGCTTTGCGCCGTCGCCTGCTGCCTTTTGCAGAAGGGCTGTCAGGGGCGAGTTCTCCAACAAGTTCGCCGTGATCGCCTCAACGGTTCGCTTGTCGAGCGTCGCGAGGCTGACCTCAATCCTGCCGTTTTGCGCGATCTGTTGCAGCATTGCCGCCCCGGCATCTGCCCCCATCGGGACCGCCATTGCAATACTTTTCTCGACTTGGTTGTACAGAATCTTGTCGAGCCGTTCCCGCTCTTTGAGGATCTGCGCCTCAAGCTGCTGGTACCGATCAAGCTGCATCACCAAAGCAGGCGTAACTTCTTGACCGGTCGCTTCGAGCTTGGCAATCTCGTCGAGGAGCTTGGTGATTTTTGGTAGAAGAGTGTTCCAGGCGACTCGGTAGCTGTCGACAAGCCTCCGCATCGCCGCCTGTTCATTGGCAAGCAAGTCGTCACGGAAGGATTGGGAGAGGTCGTAGATGGTCATTCATTTGGCGCATCAGTTGAAGAGCGATTCCTTGACCACGAAGTAGCCCTCAGCGGCGGAGATGCTGCTCCCGGTGCCTGCGATGCGGTACTCGTGGCGGCCCTCCTCGGTCGGGTAAAACGTGAAGTGATACTCGCCGGTCGCGTCATTGATCAGGTTGTCGCCGAGCGTGAAATTGGTGTAGTTGCCGGAGGGGCTCTTGATAATCCCGATCACGTCTGCCGGATCAACCGGAATGCCGTCGGTCTCAAAGGTGCCCTCGATGCGGATCACGTTGCCGAGCGTGTATTCGTTTGCCACGTCACTTTCCCCTCCCTGAACACTGGCCGTAGCAGTGCAAACGGTCGCCAGCTCGTCGCTGATCAGGCACACCGCACCAGCCAGAGCAATCCCACGTTGAGCCCAGCGTTCGAGCCCCCACCGCACGCCTCGCCATAGAACAGACGTCTGTGGTCCGGGTTCAGGCTGCTGGAACGGCTCGCCCCAGGACGCAGTCCGCCATCGAACGCTGGCCCATCGTGTTGCCATCTGCTATCCCTCCGTGATCAGCCAGTCGAGCCGGACCAGATCGAGCGCTGACAAGGGCAAGAGATCGGACAGGTCAGAAAGCACGAGCTTTTGGCCGGGCAGCTCGATCGACTCCGCGAGGAGCGCTTCGACCTGGGACGTGAATGCGCCGATGTGTTCTGCCTTGATGCGCATCTCGCCATCGACCGTCTCTCCGTAGGTCTGGAAGAGTTCCATCCGCAGCTTGTCGATGCGCTGGACCTCGGGCTCCGCAGCGGCAATTAGCTTTCCGAGCCAGTAGGCTTGTTTGATGGTCAAGCCCTCGCCGGCCTGGACCTCGCCGAGTTTTTTGAGTGATGCCCAGCCTTCCGCAAGCTGTTTGAGTGTGACTTGCATTTTTCCTCCTGTTGCAAGTACCGAGGATTCCTCGGTGGTTGAGTTGCCGAGGATTCCTCGGTAACTGGTTATTGCCCGATCCGTGAGATTCCCACGCCGAACATAGCAGAGCCGGATTGGTAGCGCTGCCCGCCGGACGTGAAAGAGAAGTGCGTGTACTCGATCTGCGCGAACAAGCCCCACCGCTTGTCCTTGCTGGTCGGGATCGTCGATCGATAGCCGCCGCGGTAGCCCACGACACGATCCGGATTCCCGAACGCCGGGAAGAGCACGGTTCCATAGACGTCGAACATCATCGACGGCCGATAGTGGACCGACGCCATTGGCTGATACTGGGCCTTGGTGTACTGACTGTTGACGTGAACACCAGCCGCCATTCCGCCACCAGCGTAGACGCCCTTGCCAATGCGCACAAGTGCCTCTCCTTGGCTTCGGAAGCTGGACCCGTCCCCTACGTATAGCTTGGCCTCTCGAACGTAACTGACGTCAACGTCGAGCAAGAGCGAGCCGCTGTCGTAGAGGATGTCGCCGCCACCGCCGATCTGAACGCCATTCCCGGACGACGTCGAGCTTGGTGCCACTCTCCAGTAGGCGGAATAGACGCTTTGCGCCTGAGCCGTTGTCGTCCAGATGGCGATCAAGAAAACTGCTGCGATCCGTATCATAAGCCTCCTACGATGTTGGCGCCGTCAAGCTGATGTAATGGATCGTCACCCGCACAGCGCCCGCTGATGGCGTGTTGTCGGCTCCACCTGCGAGCGTGAGCCGGACGGCCGTTGCGCTCGTAACGATTGGCCCTGCCGCGTCTGTCGAAATGCCACCTTGCAGATGCGCGAGTCCCACGCCCGTTGTGCCCGCCGTGAATGCCGCGATGGATCCGAATCGAGCCGCCGTCGTCGAATCGCCGATCTGAAGCGCAGTGCTGTCGATGCCCGTGATGCCTGTCGTCACTCGAACCGTGACGCCAAGGACAAGGCTATTGGCTGGGATCTGGATTGTGGTATCGGTCGTTGCGCCTACAATCGAGAGCGTGACGTTCTCCGTCAGCGTGCCGCGCGTCTGCTGGCCGCCGTTGGGATCGTGAAGGCGCGTTCGCGTTTCTGTGGTATCCGTGAACGCACCATATCGGACGTTACCCGTCCCAAGTAGAATCTCAAGAGCGTCTACAGTTGGAGCTGCGCCTGTGTTGATTCTGATACCGCGAACAGCATTGCCATTTGTCCAAGCATTTGAACAAGAAAGACGTAACCTTGCTGCTGTTTGAATGACAGCGCCGATAGCTACTGCGCCCTCATTTGTTGCGCCGCCGATTGAGACACTGTTACCATCGCCAGCAGTGCCAAGAAAAAGATTTCTTGCACTGGCAGTAGCACTGCCAGCGCCTCCATACCCAGTGCTAAACCCAAGGTTCACATAATTGCCTGCCTCGTTAAAAAATAAATCAGCGACAGTAGAACCGTTTGAAGCTAGAAATTTAATACCAGCGCCACCACTTGAGCTTGTGCTTTGCAGTTCTAAGGGAAGGCCCGAAAAACCAGCATTTGTTACAATTTGAAGTACTCTGTTTGTGCGAATTAGCGTTTGCCCATCTTGAGCATCCACCAACAGAGCATACCGATTCGTGATCGTGGTATTCGTACCCGCCACCGGTGCGCCAGTGATCGCCAGCGTCGCCGCCGTCGTGATCGTCGTCGCACTCGCCGCCGCATAGGTGGGCGCGGTGAAGATGTACTCACGCTGCGTCGTGACAGCACCTGCCGCCCGGGTGCGCGTCACCGTGGATCCGCTGCCATCGCCACCGAACACGATTCCCGGTGCTTCGGTGCTGGCCGTCAGTCCGGTGTCCGCTGGTGTGACGATCCGCAGGAAGGGCGCAACACCGCTCGTGACAGCCGTCGGTGTGGCCGTCAGCCGCCCGGACGATTGCGCCAGCACACCTGCCGCAAAGCCTGAGCCGCTATTGATCTGGTAGTCACCCGCCGAGCCCGCCGCCGTTCCGGTCGCATTGATCGTGATCGAGCCGTCGCCATTCGTGATCGCCACACCTGTCCCGGCCGTCAGCGTCGCATTGACCCAGGTTCCTGCCGTTGCGTTGCGGATCAGCACAGAACCAGCCGCCGGCGTCCCGGTAATCGCCACGTCACACAACTCGCCCACGTCATAGCCGGTTTGCACGTCGACGAAGAGCATTCCCTCGCTTGCGTGCTGCTTGACGCAATACCCGATCTTGACCCGATGGTTCGGTGGCGTCGGTGGCGTGCTGGTCAGATCTCCCGCTGAGGACGACGACAGGTACACAACCTGCCCTTCGGTTAGTGCGCTGGTGTTGAGCCCGGTTAACAGGCCGCTTGTAGTCGCAAATGCCTTCGCGCCACCACTGACGGTCTCTGCGACCACGCCCAGTGTCGTCTTGCACGTTGTGCCACTGTTCGACTGCGCATAGGCCACCGTCTTATTGGCGCCATCGCTTCCGACGACGTAGACCACTTTGCCCTTGATCAGGCCGCCATTGGTCGAACTCTTGACGGCCGCCACCTCCTGCTGTCCGACCGGCAATGACACCGCCGACGTCAGGCCGAGCATCAGCGTCCCAAAGTCGCTGTTCCACAAAAGACGATTGGCAACCGGAAGCGTCGTCAGGCCGTCAAAATCAAGGCCCTTGATTGCACCGATGATCGAGCTGCCGCTGTTCCAGGTCAGGCTCGAAGCGCTCACCTTGCCGCTGGCGTCACTCGCAAGAATCCGGTTTACCGCCATCGTTGCGAGCTTCGAGTATGCAATCGTTGCCGATGCGCTCACGTCGCCATCGACGATCCCACCCGTCAGCGAGAGCTTCGAGTACGGAATCGCCGCGGCCGGGTCGATGTCGGCATTGACGATCTGCCCAAATGCGCTGACCCCTGCCCCAGTCCCTCGAAGAACGGTGTTCGCGCTTGGCGTACTTGCGCCTGACCCGACCTTCGTCTCCAGGGCGATCACCGTTCCGGCCAGGACATTGTGGTGCGCCTTCGTGATCAGATCTTCTACCCTGGCCCCGTTCAAGTGCGAGGCCGCCAGCGTCCCATCGTAGCCCCTCACGCAGCCCGTGAACGTCGTCGACGTCTTGCCTGTGTACGTGATCAGCTCGTTGCCAATCGCAATCATGCCGGTCGGCGAGAACGTTGCAGTCGACACCACCACGATCGAGGTCGCGCTGTCCGTCAGATTACCAGACAAGGTCGTCTGCGCATTGTTGGCCGGTTGGATCAACTCAACCGCCGTGTCCAGCGTCGTGGGAAAATTGCTTGTTCCAACGGCCATCTTGTCTTCTCCTTACGATTGCGTGGTTCCACGCCTGGTCAGTAGGGTATGGTTGAGCTGTTGAATCTGCGCACCGAGGATCTCGTGCTGCTTGGCCAGCTCTGTCTTCAGCTCGCGCATTCCGTCGCGGAACTCGGTCCGCGTGATGAATTCCTTCTGCTCCGCTTCAATTTCCGACAAGCGATCATAGATGGGGTCGAGGTCGCTCT